AGAGTTTCTATTTCAATTTCTTTTCTCATAAAAGACTTCAGTAATTTAGGATGATCTCCATCATTTACTAAAATCAATTCATTTGGATTTGCAACACCTTCAAAAATCTTTTTACAATCATTTTCGAAAAAATAAGATAGTGACTGTAAAACTTTTTTTCGACTCAAATATCTAACATCCGAATCTTCTGCCAGTAAATCTCCTATCCAAAATTTATCATTCTGTAAAAGATTTGATACGATGAAAAAAATTAACTCTTCCTTATCGTTAAACTTCTTAGAAAGTTTTGTGAAATGCCATTTATCTTTACGATTTTCAAATGAACTCAAACTAACATTTGTTTTACCATTGTACTTGAAGTAATCATACGAGTCTTGTGTAAAATGTAGTTTGAGTGCATTATATATTCCAAAAGCCTCATAGCCAGTAATCATATTGGTAGTTGATTGGTTTTCACTTTGAGTAAATTGTTATTCATCGCTTCATTTTCAATCTTCGCTTTCAGATTTTGATTGATGAGAGAAGCTGCAACTTCTATTTCTAGACCAGTTTGTTTGCAATGTTCGACGATAGCTTCAATGTAATTGTAGTCTGTGTTTGCAACCATAGATTCTATGGATTTAGCAAACTTTAGCATTTCATCTTTAGTTGGCATTGTGTTTACACAGAGGGTCTGGGCATCCGTGGCGATACATTATGTCCATAGGAAGTTTACATTTTGGACACTCATCACCTAAAGTAGTTTTATATGTTTTTGGCCACGAAGATAAAGAATCGACCGTAAACTTCATAGCTGCATCTGAGTTATCTTCTTCAGAAAAATATTCTTCAAAATTTAACTCAACATCTTCATCTGCAAATCTAGATTCTATCAAATCCGAATCGAAACTACATCCCTTCAAAAAGTACTTAAAGTTTTGCATGATATCATCGACTTGAATTGCTTGAAACTCGACACTATTTTTCCATTCAGTACCAATATCTTCACATGTAAATGTATATTTCATTTTACGACCGTTTCATAAAGAGTTTCAAATTGTTCATGCGTAGCAACTTCTTCATCATAATTTTGTTTATGATAAACTTTAACCATTTTCGATACAATCTTTTTAGGTAACTGCAAATTCTTTGAAGTAGTTGCAATTACCTCACGAATGAACTCCTTTTCTGCTTCCATTCTTGTCATCGAATCCGAACATTCTTTTAGAGCACCAAGAAAAGTCTCTCTATCTTTCGGATTCGACAAAACATTTACTGATAGTTGTTGTACTGCCATAATATATCTCCTAATTATCGACCAGTTGTTCTAGTACCTGCTGCCGCATGAGTTACACAAATAATGTCATCACCATGAGCATAAGAGCAACGAACTGAAAGTGGATCAATACCTTTACTGATAGCATTTTCAATATTGGATGCCATCAATCGCCTCTCGTTCAAACCATAAATGCAAAGTGCAGAAATAGCTCCAAGAACAATAAGTGTCACCGAAAAAATAATAGCATAACTTTTTGTGTTGTTACTATTCATGATTTGTTCCTTGTCCATCAATTTTCCTTTCAGTATTAAGCATGTTTAACTTTGTTGTAAAAAATGTGCCTTCCAATATAAGCAGTTCTTTTCATATTAGGCCATCCCGGTGAAACATAATCAGCATGGTAATATAAGGCACCTTTGGTAGGATCTTTCATATTTTTATGGTTCAAATAAAAATTTAAAGATAAATTCACAATGTCATTATACAACATGTTGTTCTGAGTTGTCAAGCCTTTACTTCTCAATATCGCCAGAGGTTTGTCCTCACAATACCAAGAAAATTGGCAAACTACATATCTGTCAAAATATGTTTTTTGTTTTACAACATCGCAATACGTGTTTGGAAATTGCCCGCTCTTCATTCTATTATAGGTGACAAATGCAACAGCAATTTGCCCCTCAACTGGTTCTTTAGCTGATTCGAAATAGATGTTTTGTGCCAAACATTCTACTTCTTGTCTGGCTGTTTTATTTAAATCTGTGAGTTTAACATTTAACTTTGTTGGTATTTCTATACTCGAAAATGCTGCCGCAAAAGTATATAAAAATAAAGCAAATATAAAACTAGTTAATAAAATTAAAATACGCATATTTTCTCCTATAAGTTGGAGATGTGCCGAAGCACATCTTTTCCCGTCAGGCAGACTTTTTGCTCTGTGTCTTTTCTGCTGTGATATTAGAAACGAATCCGTTCAAAGACTGAGCCTTTGTTATGATATCGTTTTCTGTGGGATATGTTGGATATGGTGGATGATCTGGTATCGGTTGTCCGTTTAATTTAGACGTTTCAACCTTTACGTGCCACTCTTGTTGAAGGCGATCTTTGTTAGAATGATATTCTTCCAACAAAAGTTCTTTCGCCATTTTTAAAAGTTCAAGACGAATCTCGAATGGTGTAAGATTACTCATTTACTTCTCCTATTGTGTGTTGTGTGTATATCGGCGAACCGATACTTTTATTTAGTGTTTTTAAAACTTAAAGTGGTGGTTTTTTGACACTAAGGCCGGGTGATGCCACCAAACCCACTGCTTTATTTAGCGATTTGCAATGTACATCGTGATTTCGAAACCGAAACGCATATCTTGTGCAGTAGGTTTAGTCCACATGTTTTTCTCCTCAAAATAATGACAATAAAACATTGTCTTTTTATGTATCATAATAACTATAATAAATTACTACTGATATTCATTAAATATTTCTAATGAATTGGTGCAAGGTGTTTTGGTTATAAGGCACACCTTGCGAAACCCCATCTAGAGCTTAAGCTGCTAGAGCGTACTCGCTATCATTTGCGGTTACTTTATTTGCTTGATTTACGGTCATCGCCTACCGTGTTGCCTTCTCCACTATCTCACCCTGTCGAAACCATGTCTGGCCCCTCAGAAGCATACTTGGAAGATTTATTTACCGCTGACTATCACTCTTCCCCAGCGTCACTTTAGTATGCTTTTGGTGGACCAGGTGGGAGTCGAACCCACGTCCAGAATGCCTTCACTTTGAAGGGATTACAACAATTCTATTCTTTACTTTCAACTAAAACACATCTTGCGGTAAAATTATCTCTGCCTCTTACTATTATTGTAGCTGCTTCCCAACATTCATCAAACGTTTCATATGTTTTCCATCTCTGTTCTACAGGAGGATTACCGTTCAAAACAAATGTTACGAAAAGAGCGTAAAACATATTTTTACTTAGTCCTTTGAATAGGTTTTAATTGTTCGCCTATTCCAATGACACAATATAAATCACCATCATGTCTTTCCACCAATGTCCAAGTTCCAGTAGAGGGGTTTGCAAATAATCTAGAATCGAGCTGTGATGCATTTCCATCTTGATTCGTTGCTAGTGTTCTATAAGAAACCAAGGAGAGCATTGGAATTTCACCGTATTTCTTTAGAGCTTCAAAAAGAACAGAACTACTGGCGCAGACTATTTTTGTATCCTGGTATACCATTTGGCCAGAATTTGAATCCGATTCATTACAAAAGGCTATTGCCGGTAATAGAAGCAATAGCGTTAGAATTTTCTTCATTTTTCCAAAACCTTTCAAGGTAAGATTGGAGTTCTTCCAGATATTTATCTTTTTGTTTGATAAAAATCTGAGGTTTACCCTCTTCGTTTGCTATCGCCACTACTATTTGTCGAATTTCTTTACCAGTTCTTTCCTCAAACATGACAGCATAGGCTGAACACTGTAGGAAGTAACCTGTAATCCATTCTTCGTTCTTTTGTTTTATTGAGTTCTTATAGTCAATTACCGATAATTCACCATCCCACTCCGCGATACAGTCAGTTCTACCAGCCAATTTTAACGAATCACTGTATAGTGGTAGTTCCAGTCCATAAACATCACCAACATGTTTATCGATAAATGGTTTTAACTGTAAGAAGAAGTCCTTTATATCAGGCATCATCATACGAATCTTAAAATCATTAAGTTCGTTTAGAAGATATTTCTCACAAATATCATGTAATTTAGTTCCACGATCTGACGACTTTTTCGTTATTCTATTTGCTTCAGCTTCACCTATACGATTTCTCCATTGTTCGAGAAATGATTTGTCTGAAGAAAATGATAAAACGGTAGTAATAGAAGGATAGAAATTTCCTTCAGGTGTTTTATACACTCTACCATTTTCGGTTGTGACAGACTTTAATTCATAATCTAATTCACTAAGTTTTACATGATTAAATGCCATATTAAGTTAATCTATTTTTCCACTTTTCTACAACTTGATCCGACTTAATTTGTTTAATCGACCTTCTTCCATGTTGTCGGCCGACTTTGCTGTTAGGGTGTGCTTCAGCAACTTTTGATAATACTTCTTTCCAAGTATCATCGGTTTTGGAATGAATATCACCCACCATACTGGCAATACCAAAGGTGGTCAATACTTGCTGAATGTGAGGATTCTTTTTGAGTAGTTCTTCTTTAGCAGATATACTTAGAAAGTCATCAAACTCATCACCAGTTTCAGTGTTTAAAAATCTATACGTGGGCATTATTATCAATCGCATCGATATACCAAATGGGAGGTTGTCTCTTTGTCCATTTAGCAAAATGATTTTTCTTCTCTAAGTAATATTTATGATAAGAAGCCAAAGAATCGCCGGCAATCTTACATTCGTCTGGCATAGCCGGTGTGGGTTCAGTAAAATACCCAATAGAAATATTGTTTGGTAAAGATTTTAAAGTTTCTTTCAATCTAGCACACGCATGTATTTTACCATAACGATAGGTGTACTCATCTAAAAGATGGCACCACATATTATAAAGCCAAATATAATTTAAATCTGAAGCGCGAGTCCAAATGGCAGAAGGGTGATTGATATGTGAAGCTTTCATCAATTGGCCTTCACGATCATCATTCACCCGCCACCGTTTAATCTTACGACCATTTGAGGTAAGATCAAAATATTCCTGCCCATCTAATAGTCGATGAGCAGTTGACATTAATTGTGCATACTCGATAATCATTTTCACTACATGTTTATCGAGGTGCATTTCCGCACACTCTCTAGGATTTTTGTGTAGATAAAAGATATTCATTTTGTTTTTTCAACTCATAATATTCTCGGATAAATGATTCAAAAAGTTCGAAACATTTTTCACCACGCATGTGCGTAAGACTTTTTAAACCCAACAATGCATTTGCAATTTCATCGTTTGTGGGATTTTTCTCCATAATGTTTTCATACAAAAGACCAATATCTTCATCCGTACCCCAAAGGCGAATGATAGCTTGTTCTAAATCAAACTGTGTCATTACCAACTCCCGTCATCAATAGACAAACAAAGTGCGAGAAAAATAAATCTAAAATTATAGCTGTTACCGTCCCAAACATCTTCGGTTTTAAATGTGGTTGGAATAAAATACCAATGAAATGGATTTAGTATGAGGGTAACAGTAATGGAACTATGCTTTATATAATCCAAAATTTTGAAATTATTTTTTACCATCGTAAACTTTCTTTTTCGAGTCGATTGTATCGCAACTAGGACAAATACTTTCCATAGAAGCAATAGTTTCACCAATTACACCACAACCATGAAGTATTGTAACACAAAACAGAAGGACTGTCAAACTTTTCATAATATTGAATGTAGGTAGGGGCACTATGAGTATCTCCCGATAGTCTGCTGTTGTTTAAGAATAGGCGACTTAGTTAGTCGCCACTCCCCCATTAAACTTTAGTCGAGAATAGTCGAACGAATTTCATTGACGATATCGTTCACTTCAGGATCGAAACCATCATTCATAATTTCTTCAACAACAGGAACATCAACTTGTTTTTGAACGGGTGTAGATTTCAAATCTTTAAGTTTCTTAACAGGCTTTGTTTTAGCCTTCGCTACAGGTTTTGCCTTAGCGACAGTCTTAGTGGTAGTAGAACTGATACCGCCACGAACCACTTTCTTAGCTTGACCAGGAACAAAGTTTGCATCAAGTACACCAGCAGACTTCATATATTTTTTCACTTCGCTAGGATTAGTGATTTGATATGCGGTCACTTTACGGCCATCTTTGATGGCTTTCACAGTACCGTTAGCGAAAGTTTTGATATGCCAAATGTAGGTAGAAAGGCGATACATATGAATTTCTTTGCCTAGTGTAGCATCGATTTCTTCGACAGTGACAGGATCACCATCGACCATGATGGTCAACAGTTTCTCAAAAGGTTTGAGTTTAACTGCTTTGGTAGTTTTGGTTTTTGCCATAATAAAATACTCCTATTTCATTTAAAGAGACTATAGTATACCACACTTTGCACAATTTGGCAAGCGCAGTATGGTTATTTGCCGATTACGCAACATAATCCTCGGGAACAGAATTCGGCAAAGTCTGGCCAAGGTCCATTAAAAATTACATTATTATCTTTTCCATATCCTGAGAATACCATCACACTATCTTCATATATGTGGTATTCATATTCTTGTCCGCAATCTTGGCCAACAACAGGAGGATACAAATAAAACGAACCTACATTTTTTTTAAAATTTGCAACTAATTGAGCAGATAAACAACCCATACCATTTGCCAATTTACGGTTGTCGCCAACAGGAATGCCATTGACTAAACAATCAAACGAGTTCAGAAAATCGGACAAATCTGCGCCGTAACCGGAGGGATATCCATCCCATTGTCCGTACATGCACATAATTGGTGTTTTAGTTTCATCATAAACATATGTAAGTGAACGAGTACCCATTAGTTATATCCTTTTTCGTAATTTCCAATATCAAGCATATCGGCTTCTAGAACAGCATCTTGATAATTTGCTGAACTTAACATAATTGTTTCTCCATCAGCAAAACAAGCAAAATATGAATTTGCTGCAGAGTCGTATTCAATCGAAATTAGAAAATTGTTCATATTAACCCCAATCTTTTTTATCACCGAATTTTTCATTATAATCGTAACCCATATTATAGGCTAAGATTTCATCAAAACTCATTTGGTTAGATTTTATTTCTAACGAACTGTATGTGTCGCCTACGAAATAATGCGGATTTCGTGGACGGCCATAATAACTGTCGGCTGATCCACGATCAAATGGTCCACCGTGGCGCATATCAAACGATTCTTTGATATTTTCCCATTCCTTAAGCATACGATTCATCTCCATAATAACCATAATCTTCATCAGTACCATAACCAGCAGAAGCCATAGCCGAATCAAAATCGCCATCCATAGATTCATTATAAGAATCTTGTTCCATCATTTCTTCAGCGATCAAATTTACATCAGCGTAAGGCACATTAAACTTTTCTGCAATTTCACTAAACGAAAGTTCAGTGAGCATAATTTCATTTTGAATTTTTTCAACGATATTCATATTAAGCAGCTTTCATCATAATAGTAGGATATTTCACAAAGCCAGAAGTGTCTTTTTTGGCTTTACCTTTTGCGTACAATCCAACTACAACACCTTCAGGATCAAGGAATCGCAAATCAGAATCGTCGCCATTAAATACTGGCAAGCCCATATATTCATCAGGCATAGATAATGATTTTTTGATACCGAAAACGGTCGCAACATTATAACCTTGTTTAATTGCTTTTCTTACATCAGCGTCATTACCATCAGCAGCAGAAAATGTCAAATGATAATTTGCAATATTTTGCACCTTACGACCAAGAATCTTGGTGTAATCATAAAATTGGACATCAGGAAAAGCACTGAAAATATTTCGATACATTTTGCCGTTTCGAATAACTTCATATTTTTCCCACGCAAGGTCGGAGGTGCCATTCAAACGGAAAACAGGAATTAGATTTTTCTTAATTGATTGTTTAATCGCCAATTCAATATCTTTTACAAGCCACTCCATAAAACCAGCACGCTCTTCGAAAAAGAATAGGGTTTTACGCTTACGAGCTTCTTGAATTACATTAGTAGATTCGCCTTTTTTGAACATACCGCCACGACCTGCTGTATTCAAGCAAGCAGCCGTGCAGCCAGCTGTACGTTTTGGACATGTTTCAAAACCAGAAACATTTGCGGGTGCTAAATGAAGAATATAGGTATTATACCCTTGTTTCATTCCTTTTAACACTTTGGGATTGCCAGTAGAAAGAAGTTTCATAATTTTTAACTCAATCAATCACTCAACATAATCAATTATACAGGAACCATGGAGGAAGGCAAGCGTTATTTTTGTTGTCAAAAAGAAAATGTTGTCATCTTCGCATGGATGCCTGATCTTTAGCCTCTTCGTCCGTAAAGACGGGGACAGCGTTGGACTTGTGGAGGGTGCCAATACCCTTCATAGCTGTGCCGGTGTATTGTGTCACCTTATCCTTGCGATTCCAGTTCGCCAGGCCGCCTCCAGTATCGACGGACGGGAGGTCATAGGGATTACGTCCTTCAGGTATTACAAGTTTTGCAATAGTTGTCGATTTAGTAATTTTCTTTTTGACAACACCAGGAGTTGCATGTTTATTAACTATTTTATTCCAAGAATCTTGAAGCTCTCGCTCTTTTGCATTGAGTTTCTTTTTTTTCTTAGATTTTTGATAGGTATAAATTATCATTAGTAAACTGGATCCTGAACCTCAATTTCAGAAAGCATTTTGTCCTGAATATAGAAGCTCAAATAATCAGATAAACGAGAAGCGTTTGTAGAATCAACCAAAAGTTCGGCGACCATTTTTAATTCGGTCGGGGTCATCTTAGATAAATTATCCGCTACAGAAACAACAATAAACGAATTAATTTTATCCATTACATACTCCAATAAGTTTCAGAGGAAGGACTACAAAAGTAAGGCGTATCGTAACGCTCTTGAAATTCTTTGCCGCCAATCAGATTTTTACGGGTAACAAAAGTTTCAAAAACTTCAACAACAAAACCTAATTTACGTTTTTGTTCTGCTACTGTTTCAATGTAATCCTTAGTAACAGGAGCAAAGTCTATTGCTTGGTAAAAACGCAGACCTACTTTGTTTTTTCCATAACGCTCGACACGCTTGATACGCTTATCGGATTTATAAATTTCAAGGGTATATTCGGTAAGTTTAGACATTTCCATTTCCTTAATAATCACTCAACAAAGGACATTATACAGGTTTAGGTAGGAATGTCAAGCCTGTTGTTTTTCTGCAACAGCCTTAACATGTGAACAAGTTTTACGATATCCGAACCCCGTACAGTTGCAATTATAGAAACTTCCTGAAATGTTATAAGAAACGTAATAATGTTTACCTTTTGATAACACTTTGAAATTACGTATATTTGCAGATTTGACAAGTTGCGGTTTTTGCAACTTTTCTTTTTGATAATCTTTTGGTATTAGTGAGGATAGTGCAGGATTGACAACTTCGATAAACTTTCGATAACGTTTATTCAAATCCCAACCATTTTTCAATTTGACAATATCGCCTGTATGCTCAGTTGCATAAGCGATAACTTTTCCTTTTGGACTTATCAAATATGTATGGTTACAAACTTGATAATCACAATCAGACCAATCTGTGGTTTCTTGTAGAATTTTAAACATATCTGAATTATCTCACAAATTCAGATTTTTGGCAAGCCAGTTGTTATTTTATTAACATTAACCTTTTAATAACTGTTGACTGGATTCTTCCCTCATTTCCTCTTCGAATTCGTTTTTGCGTAATTTTTGAAGTTGGTCAATCAAAATAGATTTATCGCCTTCAAATTTAGCGATTCTTTCTTCCAAATCTTTTATTTGGTTTTGCAAAAGTTCTCTATACGACATAATCTTCTTTCTCCTGTTTTACTAAACGATAGAACGATTTATCATGATGCCTTTTCTTTTCAAGTTTGACATCCTCTTTATCACGATTTTTTCTAAATTTAGTTTTTTGAATTTTTTGAAATTTTTGTCCACCGTGAATCATTTTGGTACTTTCCTCCTGTTAAAAGATTTTATCTGCTACACCTAGGTCAATAATTTCTTCTGCCGTGAACCAAGAATCGGTTGCTGACAAAAATTTTGATTTCACTGAACGACTATCTAAACCCGTACACTCTTTCAGATGATCCAACATTCTCTGATTAGCCAAGTTATTTTCTTTTGCAACAGCCACAATATCATGATATTTTCCACAATAACCGTCGGAAAATTGATGACACATAATACTAGCTGTTTTTGAAATATACCTATGACCTTTAAATCCAGCTGCAAAAATTAAAAACGCAGCTGAGCAAATAGATCCTATTCCTACAGTAATAATTGGTTTTCTGGATTTTTTCATAATCTCTATCAAAGCAAAAGACTCTGCGAGATTTCCTCCAGTTGAATTAATGTATAGTGTTAGTTCGGAGTATTCAGGATCCAAATTTTCATATGTGATCCACTTAATAACATCCAGAACACTATTTTCATTAATTTCTCCATTTAGAAAATGAATATGACTTCTTAGAAGCTGAATTGATATTTCATCTTCATACGGCAAAGCCAAAGTTTCAATATTCTTTGCGTCCATTTTTTTCCCAATTATACGCGGTCTTAATAATAGATTCTAGGTTATGTTTAGGTTTGAAATCAAATATTTTTTTAGATAGCTCGATATTCGAAACTAGTTTAGGTGGGTCGCCTTTTCGGCGAGGTAGATAATTTCTTGTAACTTTTTCATTAGTAATACTTTCAATAGAATCGACGATTTCGGAAACAGAATAACCAATTCCTGTTCCTAAATTTAGAATGTGTGATTCTTTTCCTTCTATTAAATGATTGGCTGCCTTTACATGTACTTCAGAAACATCAGATACGTGGACGTAATCTCGGATACACGTACCGTCTTTCGTATCATAATCATTTCCATATATTTCAACATTATTTAGATTTTGGAGAATTCTGGGAATTAGATGAGTTTCTGGTTGATGATTTTCACCGATATCACCTTTTTCATCAGCTCCAGCTAAGTTAAAATAACGAAAAATAATATAGTTCAATCCAGACTGACGAATAGCAAGTTCAGCAGCATACTTACTACCAGCGTATGGGTTGTTATCTGGACTGAGTTCACCATCTTCACTCAATTGTGATTCACTCGACTTATAAAGTCCAGCTGTTGATGAATATATGATATTCTCACAACCATACATTTTCATAATAAACAATAAAGTGCAAGTACCAGCAGTGTTAGTTCTAAAGTAGAGATTAGGTTTTTCTACAGATTCACCAACTTCTATTTTTCCAGCAAAATGAAATACTACATCAAAGTCAGAATAACGCCAGAATAATTTTTTCAATTCATCAAAGTCGCAAATATCTTGAATATGGAGAAAATCGTAATAATTGTGATTAGGTTTCCTATTGTCTAAAAGATGTACTTTCCATCCTTCTTTTTTCAAGAGTTTACAAACGTGTGATCCAAGATAACCTGAACCGCCCGTAACCAAAGCTCTTTTCTTTCTTTTCGTTACTTTATCACGCAATGATTTTAATGCCTGGTCCAATTTCATGTAATGTTTTTTCTCTCTTCAACCAAGGATAATTTTTACCATATTTTTGTTCCGTCACTTCATTACCTTTTTCAAAAAAATCTTGTGTGACAGAGTTTTCATTGCCATCTAATCTATAACAAAGCGAATATTCATTAGAACAATCATACTTAGGAAATACTTTTTTTACATTCGAAAAGAATTGCCTATCTGCTCCCCACTGGCCATACCAGGCATGGCCAATAGCAACAGCAACGTCACGCCTAACAGCAAAAGATGAGGTATCAATATGGTGTACCGAATCATTAAAGTATACAGGCCATTTTCCAAGAGATTCGCAATTATCTTCACAAAGGTAGTTTCCTTCTTTATCATAAATTTTCCTTAACGAATAAGCCCAGTCATTTCCTTCATTAAGTACCTGAACAAGTTTCTCAACATGATTAGGTTCGATCCAATTATCTTCATCAAGGTAACATATAACATCAGCATTAACAAGAAAACTACATGCAGCATATACACGATGACCATACCAACCTTGGCCAACATTCTCTTCAAGACGGACTGTTTTGACTTTTGTTGCGCCTTCAAGTTGATGCCATATCTTACTTTCATGTTCTCTTCCATCTAGAAAAAGATAATGCGTCAAATTTTCATATGTCTGTGCATCGACAGACTGAATACATTCTGATAAAGTTTTAGCTCCAATTGTTGGAGTAACCACTGCCACTTTCATTTACTCTAGTCCTTTCAATATCTTCTTCTTCACATTTTTCACCGTATTGTATTTCAACAATTTTTAGTGGTTTGTCACTAGGGTTGCATAACTGGTGCCACTCGGATCTTTTAATATGTAGACTTTGGTGTTTATGAAATACTCCCATCAATTCTTGATCCGACTTTTTATTTAATGTGTAAACTTCAGCAACACCTTCGACAATGAACCAGTGTTCAGAACGCAATTCATGTTTTTGCATACTCAAACACTGTCCAGGATCAACCGTCAATTCTTTTACTTTAACTTCATTTAAATTCTGATGTAATACTTTATAATAACCCCAATTTCTTTCTGTTTTTGGATACTTCCACTCTTCTAAAATCCAAGAACTAGAATTCATTTTATTTTCACCACCCACACCAAAAACAAAGTCAACA